CTGATGAAATTGAAACGCCTAGTATAATGAAATCAAAAATCATTGATGTGTTTTCTAAGACTAAGGCCGTTGACAAAGATCTTTTCCAACTCGACAAATATAAACTTGTTGAGTGTCTGAATGAAAATTGCCCTCCTGGTAATTGTTTTTGGGGTTGTGCTAGCACCTTCCTGGGTATACCTTGGAAAGACATCAAGAATACGGTTGTGGAGACATCAAAAGCACTCGAATTTGAACTTCATGGCCAAGATGCACTGAATGCTGACGCAGAGAATGCGATAATTAGTGCCTTTTGCATTATATATGATGTTTGCTTACACATCCACAGTCGGAGTTCAAAAGGTGCCCAGTTTGTTGTAATGAATGATCATGGAAAAACTGTTATGCGCATACATAATGATCTTGTTTCTAATCATTTTATGTTATATGTGCCAGTGACAAAAGGTGGAGGGTTATCTAGGACCTTTGGGTTTCAGTCAGAGTTCTCAGATAAAGATCCCTTCAAGATTTATGAGTACATACACTACGCCCACAGTAATAAGGCTCCAAATTATGGCACGTATGTGTATGGGTATGATTTGTCGAACAGCCCTTTTCCAAAGAAGAATGAGGTTGGTCGGGATAATAAGTTGAAGATGGTATTTAATATCAAAAATCACAATCGCGTTGCTGCTTTCCTCCATCCTGAAGGGATGCAGGACGCATGTGATTACTTCCCCAACTCACAACATACGATCACCTGTATCAACTCTTTTGATCATAGGGTCGGACCAAAAATTATGCCAATTGCCGAGATGCTTGAAGAACCATTTCAGGCCTTTGTTAAATGGTTCTGTGAAACACATCTTACCCCGTTAGGTCCTGAGGTTGATCTAAGCCCTGAGAAATGGATCGACGAAGCCCCTTACCCATTGTGGCGGAAAGAACAACTCAGAAAAATACTTCAAAGACATGGTGGAAATCCAAACATGCTATATAACTACATTGAGATGTTCATTAAGTGGGAAAGCTATCCTTCTATCAAATGGTTCAGAATGATAATGCCTCGGACTGACCCGATGAAGGTCTTCTTTGGGCCTCCTATCAAGGCCATTGAAAATGTTGTGTATAAATTGGACTGGTTTGTGAAGAAGATTCCTGT